TAATAGCCAAGAAGCACTTCGCTGTAAGCGTCCACCACCTCGTACACGCTTGTAGTGCACTTGTTCCCGTTCTCATCACGATAGTAGAGGTTCAGCTTCGTGCCGTCGCCATACCAGAGGCTGTCACGGCGGCCCGGAAGGATGGTGCGGTGTTTGCGGTCATAACGCTGGTGCGCCTTCATTTCCCCATAAACGGCATCGTACCACAGAGGTTCGACACGCGGGCTGCTGAACCATTCGCGGAGGCTGCGGGGACTCTTCAGGGGCTTCCAGCCACGTTCCGGAGCGACACGGTTGTACTCCTCGAAGATCTCCATATCAGTATAAACCGGAACACGGCTGCGTTTCAATGCAACAAGGTAACGCCCGCCGTCCTCCTCGATCTTCAGCGTGTTGCTGTTGCCGTACTTGCCGCTCACAAGCACACCGTAGTTGTCGGGACGGAACTTGCTTATCAGGGCTTTCAACCGGCCCACACTGCCCGGGAGGCTGTGCCCGTACACCGGACGCCACTCCTCACTCGTGACAAGCAGAAGCTCCCAAAGGTTACGGCGGAAACCGGTCAGCTTGTTATTGGATGAACTCAAGCGTTTGAACTCTTCCATCAGCGCGTTCAGCACCGAAGCGTTCCAGGTGTATTCCTTCTTCACATCCTCGGGAAGGGCGACCAGCTCACCGTTCTTGTCGTAACGGTACTCCTCAAAAAAGCGCTCGGCCTTCTCGTCTTTCTTCACTATGTTACGGATCATTTCTTCTCGCATCTGTTTCTCGGGCTCGCCATGGCGCTCAACCCAACGTTTCTTGTATTTCTCGGGAAGGGAAGAATAGGAATACAGGGCTACATTGCCCTCGCCACCGCCACGGTTGATACTTTCGATGTTACCGCGACGGACATTTTGGTATAAAGTTATATACTTCATCACCGGATTATCTCCTGAAGTAAGCTCTTCACAGGTTACACACAGTATATTATTATAGTATTCCATTTTCCGTTCTGTTATCAGTCCTCCAAATCATTCAAAGGGACATGCCTCTTCAACAGCCGTACTGAAGTCCCAAAGTTCAGTACAACAAAAAGCGCCCAAAGCAAATTGTCTTCACTCACAGAAAATATCAGACAGAAATTCAGACAGAAGTAAAGTACACAAAGGCGCTGCTTCCAGTTCAAGTGTATAAACCAGCGCAGCTGGTCACCGAACAATGCCATCAACTCACTTTTCATCGCTTTCCTTCTTTTCAGGGTTACCACCTACCTTGGTTCCACCGCGCTCGATGGCGAGCTTGCGGATGGAACGGGCCAACTTGCTGTTCTTGCGGAATGCAAGGGAGTGGGAGACCATTTCCCGGGAACAACCCAGCAAACCGGCTATTTTACCCACCTCACTGTATTCTACCACTATTCGTTCTTTCATAATTCGCTGATAAGTTAAATTATTGTAGCGGGCAGTCGCGGACTCGAACCACGGACCATGGCCTCTCCCTTGCGGGAGTTTGGCGTGTTCTACCAACTGAACTAACTGCCCCGGAAATCTATCGGAGTTCTTGTATGGCATCCTCCGGAACACATATCACAGTCCAAACCTGGCCATCTTTCATATAATCGACATTATATTCACGACCGAAAGTACAAATGTTATAGTCCCAGTCGCGGATTACACCATCAATGACTTCACCGTTCCTCTTGGTGATTCTCACACTTTGTCCCTTTTTAAATTTTGCTTCCATTATATCTTCGTTTTAAGTATATCAATATCAATTACATCCAACACGTTAGATGTTCTTAGGCTATTCACGATAAGGGTGGCTAATACTATACTGTTTTCTGCCATCCACCTCTTTGCTTGCCTGACAGCCACTTCCTTGCTGTACCCATCCGGAATAAAAGCCCCCAGATCATTATAACTCCGATCTGTCAATTCAAAATAATACCGTTTCATAACCTTCTATTTTTCTTCTTTTTATATTTCTCATTGTCACCTCAAGCCTTTTTTGTAGCTTTGGGGCGGTGTTCACACTTTGAACACGCTGCAAATATAAGGATAAAATTTTAACCTAAAAACAAATATGGGAGATATTTTGACCATAAAAGATAAAATTCTTGCCTTTTTAAAAGAGAAGGATATAAAAAAAGTAGATTTCTTTGAGGCTACTGGAATACAATCCAGCAACTTCAAGGGAAAAAATATGGCATCACAGCCTGGCGGAGATATGATAGTTAAAGTTTTAACCCTATATCCGGATTTATCTGCTGAATGGCTAATGAGAGGGGAGGGGAATATGCTTAAATCCAATAATACAGATGTCTCCCAAAATTCATATACTATACACCAAGAAATAAGCCAAGACAATAAGCAAGAAATCGAAAAATACAATGCCCCCCCTGAAATTGTGGATAAACTTCTCTCTACAATAAAAGAACAGGCAGAGGAAATAGGGATGCTCAAACAGACAATTACACAACTTAAACAGGACAAGTCGGGGCGTGTTTCAGATGCGGGGAGTTCAACACTTGCAGGTGCCGGATAAAACGAGTTTTATGGGGTGAAGGGGGTAAAAAGTAACAAAACACTGATTTTTAGAGATATGAATTAAAATATAGGGGAGTAAATAAATATTATCAATGTATTATTTGCCCCCTCAAATAGTTTAAAAACAAGCAAAAACAAGTCCTATCTATATTGTATAGATAGACAAATCGCTAAAAAAATAATCCGAAAATGTAAACCCAAGTGTAAACCCTATTAAAACGTTTCGTTTTTGTAATGGAGAAAATGTAAACCCAAGTTGTAAACCCAAGTGTAAACCCTTTCAATTTTTCCGACTGTTCAAACCGTTCAAAGTAAGTAGCAGCCTCCCATTGATGTACTATTACCGACACGAATACAAAAAAAAGCCGCAAAAAGCGGCTTTATAGACGTTCTAAGGCTGTTTCAGCCCTTTCTGGTGCATGTTATCAAGCGAGACTGAATAATCATTGCACGTTTCGTGTATTTGGCAATGTCATCAACCAGTCCAGCATGTAAAAGACTATTCTTGGTGATCCCGACCTGTTTCTCCGTTAGAGTTTCAAAAATGGCCGATATACTACCAAAATAGATGTTCTTTTTCTCAAAAATCAAATGTACATGGATAACTTTACTCATAATATACGGTATTTATTTCATTGCAAATATACCAAATATCATCTATATGGAATAATTTAGATAAAATAAAAAGGAAAAGCGCACCATGCACTCCCCCACTCCACTTGTATAAACCGATCCGTTTGACTATCTTTGTATATGAGGAAAAAGTAAACCATGGAGAGCAATCGACGACAACACTCCGAAATCTCCCCTATCCCACCTTCAATGTAAAGCATTTCATTTGAACGGCGTTCAAACGAGGCTCAAATGTAAGCCCAATGTAAAGCGATGTAAACGCTTCGTTTTTGCAGCCCATTCTCCCCTACTCCACCCTAACACTTTGAAAACCAAAGCAATCATTCATTTTCAGACCGACCACATATTGACACGCTTCGTTTTTCCCCCCTTATAGGGATGCATCATTATAGTCTGATGAGCTACTGACAACCAACCTTGTTCACCCAATTCGGAATTAGAATCCGTACCGCCTGAAGCATATCCCGGAGTTTCACGTTTACCGACATTTCCTGCAATACCTAAACTTAACTGGAAGTTCTTAGCCAGTTGAGTCTCAAGATTAGTTCTTAAATTGTATCTCTTGTAAGAGAAATTGTCAATGTTACCTTTTTGACCTAAATAACCCACAGAAGCAAAGTAACGCATCTTATCACTGCCTCCTTGTATGGTTACATTATGTTTCTGGTTGATACCAGTTCCAAATACTTTATCAATATAGTTAACATTATCCCATCCGTCAGTAGGATCACCATTCAACATAGCTTCCACATTCGCCTTTGTAAAAACGGGATTATATTGACTAATGTTTGAAATGCTTCCATTAGCCATTTTATCCATCATGTCAGCCATATTATAATAATATGCAAATTGAGGTCCATTCATAAACTGCGGGAAGTTTGCATTCATAGATGCTCCTATTGAACCATTATAAGTGATTTTGGATTTTCCTTCCTGACCTTTTTTTGTAGTTATAATAATAACACCACCGGCTCCTTTTAATCCATAAACAGCTGCAGAAGCTCCATCTTTCAAAACAGATACACTTTCGATATCATTAGGGTCAATATCATTAATAGAACGAGGCATTCCGTCTACTATATAAGTAACATTATAAATAGAGCCACGAACTCGTAATGTAGCCTGATCGTCTCCGGGTTCACCAGATACTTGAACAGATGAAATACCTGGCAAACGTCCACCTAAAAGACTCGACACATTGGTTGCCGGTGCTTTCAGCAGTTCGTCGCCTTTCACCGCAGATACGGCTCCGGTTAAAGATTGCTTCTTGGCAGTACCATATCCTACCACAATCACTTCATCCAAAGCTGCCACATCATCTTTCATAACCACATTAATGGTCGTCTGACCTGCTACCTTTATTTCCTGATCTGACATTCCAACATATGAGAATGATAAAATGTCTTTTGCGGTGGCCTGAATGCTATATTTTCCATTTACATCTGTAATAGTGCCATTAGTAGTTCCTTTTACGACAACACTTACTCCTGGTAGCGGTTCTCCTATACCATCAGTAACAGTTCCTTTCACTAAACTCTGTGCATGACTACTGATAGCACATGCAAATAGCGCGTATATTGAAAACATAAATATTTTCAATATACGAGAGTTCTTCTTGATTTTTGAGTTAAACTCTGTCATAGAATTAATTTTTAGATTATTAATATAGATTGGTTAACATATCCATTATTGTTTATAGCTGTTCCAATACTTTCCAGCATTGGTATAACCCTCTTGGTACATGGAAACATCCTTTCCATTTTCCTCCTTTGAGTGGTAGTAGCACTTCACCTCTCCGATTTAAGTATCCATACCATTCGGGACGCTCTTTATCTTTAAAATGGGTCCATGTATAATCGTGTACTTTTTCAAACCATTCCAGACATTGGTTATCTCCGGTCAATTGATAACTCTTCAGAAGAGATATGAGTGTTTCAATATGCACCCACCAGAGTTTCTGGTCCCATTCCAGTTGTTGGGGAGGACAACCGTTACGATCCATAAAATAGTAGATACCTCCATATTCTTTATCCCAACCATATTCAAGCATTGTAAGAGTGATATTCTTAGCCTTTTCGATTAATTCCGGACGGTTTAGGCGTTTCCCTAAATCCATTATAAACCACATGGCTTCAATCGCATGGCCAGGGGTAATCTGCCGTCCTTCAAAGCAATCTATCAGATTACCATTCACATCTACATTCTCAACAATGATACCACCAAGTTCGGGACGATAG